GAGAGGTTAACACAATAGTGCCGAGGGTATTTCTTGCCCCATGTCCTTACCATACACTGGTACTGGATGGGCCACTTGGGATTAGGAGCACAATGCCTGCAATTCCTACACCGCAACGCAGTCTTCATTTCTTCCGCTTTCTGCGCCTTGGCGATTTCTACCCTTCGTTTGAGTTCGGCTTTTAACTCTTCGGTTGTATAATCTTTAAGTTCCATATTACAATAAGTTTAGTTCGTGTAACTTTAATATCATTTCGTAGCAAGCATCAACAGGATTATCTTTATCTCCATATATCATCTTGCCATTATGTTGTACCATTGCATTCCATTTTCCATCTTTAAATGTATTTAGACTGACTTCTGGTATAATACTAAGCAATGCTGCAAGGGACCAACAAGGGATAAGTTCCCAATATTTATCCCATCCGTGGAGTGCTTCGTTAAATACGTCTTGCATTTCTTTTACGGTGTAAAGATTAGCGGAGAATTTATCTGTATAATTAACCCCTTTTATAGAGTTATTGCACCAAGCCATATCTGCACTCTCAAGTGGCAGTATCTCTGCAAGCTTCTTACTTTGCTCTATGCCTGTGTATGATTTCATTGGTTCTTGATTTTATCCATTAATAATTGACTTTATTAAAAGTGTTTCTTACCTTTCCAGAACAGCTTATGATACCATCGTGTCTTATACCCACAATGCTCTTCAAGATACTTTCTAACACAAGGAACAGGACAAATCCACAATAGTTTCTTGTCAACTTCAAATGGAGTGTTCAATACTGGGCAAGTATATGAATCCTCCCAATCTCTTGCCGTCTTATGGTAGGCATCTATAATTGCAAATGCTTCCTCCTCAGCTTGTTCTCTTGGACAATCATAGCCAACAGATTCCTTATAGTGTTTAATAAGGTTTTCCACCGCACGACTTTCTATTCCTATCTTCTCATAGTCCCTCTTGGCAATAGCAATGTGTGTTTTTGCGTAAGCATTACTGTTGATTTCCCATTGCTGATAAGTCATTATAATATCATAGAAGTAGAACAACAGCTCAGGATAATAAGCAATCGCCCATCTCCTTAAGTCATCATACTCATAGTATGAATGAACATACAGCTTGTCTATTGCTGACATAGTTATTTTATAGTTAATGTGTAATCAAAAGCAATAGATAAGTATAAGAATAATGCCGCGCACCTTCCAGTCAAGTTCTTTCCATTTCATAGTGATGTGAATTAATTGTATTACTTCCCTTACGGGTTTATTCTTCCTCGTTGGCATGGTTGAGATTCTCACTGTGCAACTTTTTAAGCACCTCATCCTCTATTTCACGGAAGTGTTTGGCAATCCTTTGCACCTTTTCCAACTCCTCAAAATAGTTGTCAGTGAGCCCTTCAAGCATATCAACAGCCTTAGATGCACGGAGAAGGTTCTTCGTTTCAATCGTAATGATGATGACCAAACCGATAAGCAAAACGGATTGGATGATGTTTAAAAATATTGTCATAGCTTGCTTGATTTATAAAGTTAATACTTGTCGTTCATGTGCAATTCCCTAACCCTTGTCAGAGTTGCTATCGGGTCTTCCTTCAGCATGGATGAGGGGAGGATGGGGCACCCGGCAAAGGTAAGCCAAATCTCGCCGTCACGCTCCGTTATTTGGAAGTCCTCCTTCACACGTTCGCTACTCCTGCGCCTTTCGCGCAGCTTCACTCTCTCAATGATGTTTGTAATCAGTTTCATAAGCATTATGGATTTTTTGATTCTTCCAAATTAAGTCCTAATATCTCCGCCCACTTCTCCGGGTTGCGCAACTTGCCTTCCTCAATCATCTTCCTAATCTGCTCCCTGGTGGCACGGGTGCTTTCCCATTCGGCATAGTCCCGCTCTCGCTCCTTCGACTGCTGCTCCATACGGTACCTGCCCCGCTCTTGCTGAAGGTCGCGCCAGAAGGGTTGCAAGGCACCAAGAAACTCCTGCATATTGGTACGGTTGGTGGAGTATATCTTGCTATACCTGCTTATTTATATACGCTTTTACAGCTTTCATATTTGCCATATCTGCCTCAATATTACCCATGTGGGGGATTACATCATTATAAGCAATATAAGAAATAAGATTCTGAAGTAATTGCTGACTCTCGGACTCAGACAATTCCATGTCATACGCCTCTTTGTACATCTTCCTTGCCGCTTTCAAACATTCAGCAGCCCTTTTTTCAATTTCTTTCATCCTAATTTGAGGGTTAAGGAGAGAGGAGCGAGCCCCTCTCTCCATTCGTTTTACGTCAGCGAGGACAGCATGGCCAAGCCGAACAACACAGCTGCGACGGCGACAATACCAATGATGCCGCGCACCTTCCAGTCAAGTTCTTTCCATTTCATAGTTGTAATAATTAAGTTAATAATATCCCATGCGGGAATCTATTTATGCAATAAATATTCATTAATTCTTATGGTCAGTGTTTCGCATCCTGCATACTGTGCGGACACCCCATGTGGCAGTGTGATGTGAACATGATTAACATAATGTTGAGCTTTTTTTTTTATTGAGGTTATTATTTCTTCTTAATCTTACTATTCATTTTCTCTATCTCCTTGGCCTCCTTGGTCATCGTGTTCAGGATGTCGAGGACGAAAGGGAGGTTCGAGTCATACACCTGCTGCTGCTCGGCATATCCGGCGTACTTCATCACGATGTTGATGGTGCCCACCTCGCCGGTGAGGGCGTCGCGCAGGGGGTCGCTCTTGCCGCTGTCCTGGAAGAGGAGGGGATAGACGTGGGAGTAATACTGGATGGCAGTCTGGTAGCACTGGAAGCAGATGTGGAAGAGGGTGGGAATCTGAGTATTCCGATTACTCTGATTACTCTGAGAGAGCCGCCTTTCCCACCACTGGGCCAGCCCCTCGGCTTGCTCGGCATTGTAGCGAAACTCCCAGTGGGGACGGAGGCGGATGCTGCCGCCGCTGGTGTCGAGCAGGGCGAAGGAGCGTGGCACGAGGCAGTGGGCGAGGAACTGGGCTTGCAGGTGGAGCACATGTTCGTCGGTGTTGCCCTCCTGAAAGAGCTGGGGGGCGATGGCTTGCAGGGAGCGGTATTGCTGCCAGGTGAGGTTGTTCATTGCCACCTGTGGGAGGGAGAACACCTTAGTTGAGAGTTGAGAGTTGAGAGTTGAAAGTCTCTGCCACCACTTGCGCTTCTCGCCGGGAATTATGAACCCTGCATTGTGAATTGTGCATTTGTCGATGGGCAGCTCCATCGCGTCGCGGAAGCCGCTGACGTACCCGCTGACTGCCTCGCGCCGTTCCTTCGTGACCCTGCCCTGCTCGTCGCGCTCCTCCTTCTCGCCCGGATCGCCGTAGGGGAAGTCGAACCATGTGAGGGCATGGCGGGCGAGGTGGGCCAGTTCTCTTGCCGTCACCATGAAGAACCGCCCATCCTTGCCCTGCAGGGAGTAGGTGGCTTCGCCAGTCTGCCGGCTGAACGACGCGACGGAATCGCGCCGCACCGTCAGTCCGCAGAGGGTGAGCAGTGCCGCCGCCCGCGCCACGTCGGAGTTGCCGCCAAAGCGCATCTTCACCGTCCAGCAGTCGGTGAGCTGCTGCCAGGTGAGCTCGCTCCAGCTCTTGGGGAGAGCAGGAAGTGGGGTAGTGCTATGTGTTGGGTTGCTCATTGCTGCCATATCAATTCGTGCAATTCTTTCAATTCTCCATCGTCACGCCCCAGTCGGGGTAGCAGCAGCCCGAGAGCCAATGTATCGTCTCTTCGGGCGGCTCCGTAAAATATCACGTTTTTTAGCTGTACCAGATTTCGGGATAATTCTCTTCGTATATCATGACTCTCTGTTGTTTGTTTCAAACCATACAGGGATGCCGCAACTGCTGGCTACGTCCAACTCCAGCTTCGCCCCTTTGGAGTGCTCCCATCCGCTGAGCATATAGATGATGTCGCAGTCCACAAGTGCGCGAATATCGACCCTTATGTGGTCATGCCAGTCCGCCTCCTGAGACAGCCCATTCTCGAAAGGGTTGAACACGTCGTAGCCTTTCAGTTGCCAGTAGTCGGCTGCCATCTTGAACGCCCGGCGGCGCTCGTCGAGGTCCATGTGGGCAATCTTGCCCGAGATGTAGATTTTCAGTTTCTTCTGTTCCATAGTTATAATGAGATTTTGGTTACATTGATTTCCGCGTTGTCGCCAAAGGTCTCATTGAACCATTTCAGGGCCTTCATAGCTGCTTCCTCCTGTTGCTCGATGTGCTCCTTCACCTTGGCTGCTTCGGCGAATTTTTCTCGTTTTACCAGGTGGGGGGAGGAGTTTCCTCAATTTCTCCACCTCTGCGAATTGCTCTTTCACCTTTGTGGCGGAAAGCATAGAGTACACCTTGAAGAGTTCCACCTTCAGCACCAGAAGGTCGTTGGACTGATTTCGTAGCCGGACAAATGCGAACGCAGCCATAAAGGTCATCGCTGCGTAGGTGACAATGCCCATGACGAGGGCAATGGATTGAAGTACTTCGTTGTTCATCGTTTTATTATGATTTCGTTGGTAAATACATATTTCTTCATCATGTCGGTTATCTGTTGACGTTATACCGATAACTGATGCGTCCCTTTGTGAGATCGTAGAGGGACAACTCTACATTCACTCGGTCGCCTGGCATGATGCGGATGTGCCGCTGCCGCATTTTGCCGCTGAGCATTCCAAGGATGCTCACACCGTTGTCCAACTCCACACGGAAACGGTCACCGCCCAATGCCTCAGTAACCTCACCCTCAGCAATAATAAAATTCTGCTTACTCATGGCTGTATTTTTCCCTTATATTGTTATAAACCCGATTAAACATAATATCCATTCGCATAATTTTATTTCTTCATCCTCTGTCGTATTTTTCTGTCCTCATCGCGACGGCGGTTCATCTCCATGATGTGGTCATAAAACTCACGATCACACTCCGTCTGTTCTTGAGCCTGCCGTTGTAGCTCCTTGGCAGCCCTCTGTTGCTCGGGCGACAGCGTTGCATCTATAGGCAACTCAGCCAACATGTCGGCCAGCAGCTTGGCATAGTGGGCCTGTCGGCGGCGAACCTCCTCTTCCCACTTCCGCACACGTTCCACTTCTTTCCGGCAGGCCCGCCAGTAGGCTTTGCGTGCTGCCTCATGCGACGTACCCTGGTACACCCATACCACACGCCCCGTGAGGCACGAACGGCGGATGACTATGACCTTTCTCTTCTTCACCTTGCAATATTTCATTATTCCGAGACCTCATTGACCCTGACCTCCGGGTCCTTCTCCGGAGCTGCCTGCACATATCCCTCTTCATATTCCTTTCCCTGCGTGTAAGGCTTTGTCGGCACTTCACCCGGCCTGTTGCGGTAGAAGTAATGCACAAAAACGTGGTTGCTCAGTTCCCTCGGCAGACGCTCGCCGGTGCTGACCTCGCGGCGATATTGGTTCTTCACCATCTTCTCCAGCGGGCGACCGAGGCCGTCGAGTTGGGTCATCCATGCCCGCATCTGTCGGCCACCATGACGGCGGTACGATGCCGTGGTCAGTACCACGTCGGGGTCCATGACGATGCCCATGCGGTTCAGGCAGGGCTTCAGGTACTTTGCGATGCGCTTCTTGGTCTTCTCGATTGTCTCGTAAGTGACCGCCTCTCCCTCGCTGTCCAAGAGGCTGATGGCCATCTCCTGCGGCGGGATGGGCTGACCAATACGCGGATTGTCGGGCACGTCCTCGAAGTATTGCAGCATCCAGTCGGTCAGGCCGCCGTCCTTGGTCATGGCGTAGAGTTCACGGCGCAAGCTACGTGTCTCGGTGGGCGGCAGGATGACTTCGTTGGGGTGCTGCAGATAGAACTGTGCAAAGGCCAGCAGCAGGTTCTGCACCTCGTTGAGCAACGCGGGTGGCAGGTTGCGGGCCACCTCGGCCACACCGTACTTCTCCTGGAAGTCGTCCTTCGGAGCGTGGTCGAGCCAACGTCCATCGTCTGTGGCGGCATGGTAGTAGTCAGAGGTGTAGCAGGGATAGATACGTCCCTTGGTAGAGCCTGACGAGCGGTCAAAAGGTTTGTTTGACGTGAGGAACACCTTCGGCACCTCGTCGCCCGTCAGTGTGATGGGCTGCTTGTAGAGTGTCTTGCAAACTATCTTCGTGCCGATGTTGTAGATGTCCTCCACGTTGAAGTTGTTGGGAAGTTCATCGACGCAGACGAGGGTGTGCAGGCCGGCCACTACAGAGCCAAACAGCACCTCCATCGAGATATTCTTCATGCTCTTGCCGGCGACGTTGGCCGACGACGGGCGCACAAGTGCCATCAGGTCAATGAAGGCAGTCTTGCCGTTGCGTCCACTGGCTTTGTTCTCGTCCGTCACGCTATAGTCGGTCATGTGAACAGTCTGTTGGCTGGCAAGGCTCCTGTGCCGCGTGATGGCATAGCCCACAGCGTGTGCCTTGTTAATGAAGTGCATGTCCTGCATCTGCCGCTCCACGGCTGTCAGCGTCTCGCCAAACGATTCCTTTTCCCAGAAGATGCGACAGGTGTTATAGACAAACTGGAAGTGCATCGGCATCTCGTCAAAGGGTTTGTCCATGATGAGCCTGTACTTCCACAGGTTCTCGTAGTTCTTCCAGCGCAGGTTCTCGGCGGCTCTCATGGCGGGCGTGGTGCATTGCTTGCTTATTTCTTCGTGCCGCTTCCGCTCAGCTTCATATTTCGGATTGATGACGATACGCCACGATTGCTTCATTTCTTGGAACTCGCCCGGCATGATGGCTTCCTCGTTCGTCACCCACGCCAACTGTTCATATGGCACAGCCTTGATGCTGTCCTTATCAACGCGCACCGCCGTGTTCTCGAAGAAGAAGTGGTCGAACGTCTCGCCCCACGAATGTTCGTTGATGGATGTCGGGGGCATCGTGCTCATCGTCCTTTGGTCGAGCCCCTTGCCCGTGAAGATGGTGTTGACGAGGTTGGCCTTGAAGGGCGCATCCTCCTCGCTGATGTGTGCATCTATCCAGTCGAGCATCGCCGTGCGGCACACTGCCTCCAGTTGGCTGCCCGTCCGCGAGGTGTCAAGGTAGCGGTATGTGTTGTGGAAAGAGAGTTGGTAAAACGCACGTTGCCCGCGCTCGTCGCCGTGACAGCGTATGCCCTTCGCGTCGAGGAACTGCAGGAGGTTCGCCACGCTCAATACATAGCGCACGTTCTTTTCCTTCTCGTCGCCCTCGCGTGTCTTCTTTGTCGTCGCCTTGTCAATCCAAAACTGCATCGTCAACGCATTCTTCAGCAGTCGCATCAGTGCTTCCGATGGGTTTGCCTTGCGCAAGTCCGGCGCAAACCGCTTCTGTATCTGCGGGAAATGCGTCACGAAGTCCGTCACATCCTTCAGGGGTTTGCCACTGTGCCCGTCGGTTTTGCCGGCAGGTTCTGCCATCTCCCTTGGCAACCTCACCCAATGCACGTTAGCGTTTTCAAGCGCAATGCTTCCGCTGCAAGCCACACCCGTCTGGTCCAGGTCATAGCACACATACACATCCACCGCCACCTGTGTCATCCTCACCAGCAACGCCCTAAGCCATTCGTCAAGCACGCCGTCGTGTATGCCGGCCAACTCATTGTGCAGCCATAGGACGTGTGCGTCCGTCGCTGCCCACATCTGCATCGCATCCCTCGGCCCAGAGCACAGGCACAGACGCTTCATCTTATAATATGTGCGTGCATCGCCCTTCTCATCCTTCCCTATTATCTTCACCAGCGGATGCCGCAAGTCCTTCTGCACGTCAGCCCACCAAGGGCTTCCACCTGGCTCTCCCGTGTGCTCGGTGATTCTGCCGCCGAAGGCTTCCAGCGCAGCCATCGCCGTCCGGCTGCCATATACCTTCGTCCCCACATCTTCCTCGCTGTGCCAGTACCATTTGTTGCCAGTCTTGCTCCTCGGCTCGTACTTCTTCACACCCCATTCGTATGGCATGACAAAGATGGGGTATGACGGACGGCTCTTGATGCAGAGGGAAATCTTGCCACCCTGCTTCGGCTCCGTGGCTGCCGTGACGAACGTATCTACAGGATAGGTCCTGAACTCACGTTCCACCACCTCGCCCCACTCTGCAGCAGTGCGTGCCTCTCCCCTGCCCCGCCAGTATTCGCGATCCAGCGAGCAACGGTATAGCGGTTCGGGGTTACCGTCGGGCGAGTGCCATAGGCCGTCGGCATCGGGCTGCGAGAAACGTGTCACCTGCTCGCCGTCCTCGCCCTGCACGGTAGCCAACTTCACCGTGAAGCCCAGCGCCCGCAGATGCTCCGCCGTCCACGGTGTCAGGTCATAGTCGCAGTCGGACTGTGCCTTCACCACCGTCGTGCGTTGTTCCGGTGTCGTCGGTGCCGTCCCCTCAATCTCTACATTGTGATCGTCCACTAAGCGCTGGCATACCTTCTGCATCTGTTCGCCCGTCAGCGACGTGTGGTCCAGTCCCATCAGCGCCGCCTGCAGCGCAATGGCACCATATCCCGCCTTGTTGCAACCGCCACAAATCCAACCCGGCGCATCATGGTCGCCATCGGCCTGCTGCTCCACACTGAACGACGGATTTGTATCGGGATGATGGAACGGACAATGGTACAGCACCCTCGCACCTGCCTTCTTAGGCATGCGGGCCGGTTCGTGGCCGTTCATCCGCATCACATCCACCAGCGAGATATTCTTCGGTATATGTTTGTCTTGTTTGTTCATCGTCCTAAAACAGCGTCAACTGTTGTCGTTCCCGTTCTATGCGCTCCTGTGCCTTGTCGAAATACTCCTTGTTCAGCTCGAAGCCGACGTAGTGCCGCTTTTCCTTCAGACAGGCGATGGCAGTCGTGCCACTGCCCATGCAGTTGTCCAATACTACCGCCCCCGAATTGGTATAGGTGCGAATGAGATAGCGGATAAGCTCGATAGGCTTCTGGGTGGGGTGAAACTGCTCCTCGTTACAATGCACAGCCTTCACAGTGATAATGGGGCGCGGATGTTTCTTGTCTTCGTATGTCGGATTGATGCGTCCTACCTTCCCATAGCATGAGTTCTTTTCCACATGGTCGCCGTGACCTTGCGGATGATTAGGCTCACGTCCGTTCAAATCTTCCATCTGAGGATTGTAGGTTGGTAACTTCTGATAGAACACACAGATGTCTTCGTGATAACGCAGCGGCATTCGGTTGGCATTGAGAAAACCCGTAGCACGCCCTTTGTCCCACACCAGATTATACCTCCACATCTTCGGATTGCTCATCATCAGCTGTGCCGTGAACATCCCTTGGGCGAAGAGCACGATGGCAGCATTGGGCTTCGCAACCCGCTTGTACTGCTCCCACAGCGGCTCCATCGGAATCATCCTGTCCCATTGCGCATTCGGGTTGTTCCGATGCAACACCCCGTATGGCAGATCGCAGATTACCGCGTCCACCATCCCGTCAGGAATCATCTTCATCCCCTCCAAGCAATCCATATTATATATAGTATCAAGTTCTATCATATCCTTTCTTTCTTTTGTGGGAGTGTGTGGACTCGAACCACCGCTCAGCGCCAATCTTACTTGCCCGTTGCGCCATTTACGGGTCTTTCACTCCCATGTGGCTGCGCGTCCGACGCTTTTACGCCTTTCCGCACAGCCTGCCGTCTTTCCGGCTGTCATCCGAGGGGCTCCACACACAGATAAGCGCGTGGACACTATTTCTTATTCATCCGCTCCACCACCTGCAGCATCATGTTCAGGCCGACGGCATCCATCGCGCTGCCACTGCCGGCACCGTTGCCCATGATTATTTCAGGCACCCAGCGAACTTTGCTCTGCGCCAGTTCGTGTGCGATGCCGATGGCTGTCTCCTTCTCGATGGTGGCGCGTTCCAGTGGCGTGAGTCCGGCACTGACGAGGGCGCGGTTGGCAGCGGCCTTGGCTTCGCCCTCTGCCTTGACACGCTTGGCTACTTCCTCGGCACGGGCGGCTTCCAGCCGGGCCACCTCGAACTCCTGTTCTGCCTTGGTCACGGCCTTAGCCTTCTCTTTCTCCTGCTCCCACTTGGCAGTCTCGGCGGCCTGTTTGCCCTGTTCCGTCACGAGGATGGTCTTCTGGATGGCTTCAAGACTCTTGGTCTTCGATGTCACCTGTGCCAGGTTAGCGGCTTTCTGTGCGTCTATCTGGTCCTGCGTCATCTTGTCGTACTTGATGTCGGTAATGCTGACGAGGTTGCAGACAATGCCGTACTGTGAGAAGGGACTGACCTCCTGCCGCTTGTAGCCGCCGGGTGCGTTGCTGTCCATAATCAGTTCGGCCTTTGCCACGATGTCGCTGTCGCCCGTCAGTTCGTTGATGACCGTCATCTTGTGCATCTTGGTTTTATACACGCCGTCGTTGAGCTGGTCGGTGATGTACTGGATAAGGTCGGTGCGGGTCTCGCTGACACTCTCCAACGAGGACATGAGCGGGCCACACGAGGTGACAACCTTGTAGAGCGTGGGACGGATAAGCGCGGAAATCAGCGCCTGTTCCGAGCCGAAGTCCTGCTGTATCTTCGACATGTGGCCGGCATCCGTAGGCAACACCACACGCAGCGAGCCGATGATGAATCCCTTGCCTTTATCGTTGAAGGTGACGGCTGCACCGGGATTGTCGCCAACTGCCACATATCCCTCCTCGTTCTTCTCTACGCCGGTGAACTCCACTTGCGATGTCTTGTGATACTCGTAGATGTTGCCCCACCACTGCTGCTGCAGTCCACCATCGGTCCACACGGCGTAGTTGCCCGTATAGGGGTACTGGTTGACATAAATTTTCGATTTGTCGCAATCCTCGAAGGCTCCCTGCAACAGGAAGAGCATGAAGATAACGAGGGCACCGACGATGGTGCCAACAATGTGGCCTCTCTTGATTTCAAATGGTTTCATTTCTTTTTGTTTTTAGTTGATGAACAGATAAAATAATAAAACGGTATCAATACACGGGGAAATCGGATGTCAGCCTTGGTGAAGCGGATTACCCCGAAGAGTTGGAGCACGCACAGCAGATAATACACTGCCGCCAGCGGAATGAGCGTCATGCTCAGAAGTCGTGCGTAAATCATAGGACTACAAGTCAAAAGGATCCGTACTCTCAGTGGCTTCATCCTCAATGATGGACGCATCCTGATGTCCTGCCTTCTGACATGGGCAGTCGGGACTATGACGCAGGAAGCAATGCTTGTCTGCTCCGCACTGACGCACCGTGTGCCCAGGTCTCCCATCGCACGTCGTGTACACCACAATATACGCATGTTTGCCGATGTTCAGTTTCTTTGCATACACCTCGCTGTCGTAGCCACCAGCCACCACAGCCTCTCTGGGCCCCACCACAGCCTCTCTGGGCCCCACCTCAGACGGCACAGATTCCTCACACGCCATCAGGCAGAAAACCATCAGCAGCACCGCAGCCACCGCTCCAAGTTTTACATAAATCTTTTTTATTGTTTCGTTTCGTATCATTGAATAACTATATTTCGTTTATTGCCCCACGATCCCATCGCGGACGTTGCCCGTCTGGATTACTTGTGATTAAGCCTTTCTTCCAACTCCTGTTTTCTGCGCAGGACGACGAGATGCAACTGCGCGACCTGCAACAATGGATTGCTCCAGTCCAGATACTCCGCCACCGCCTTCATCTTCTCCACATCCTCCGAACGCATCGCCTGGCAGAGGTCGTTCATTGCGGCATTAGTCTTCTCCAGTAGGTTCGTATTCATCATCTCCATGCCTATATCGTGGTTAACCTTTTGAAGCTGTTCCAATGTGGCATTGAGGTCATCGCGAAGATCCTGGTTTTTCTGCTTCAGCTCTTCACGTTCAAGACGATGTTGCTCACGCAGTGTGTCAATGGCGTTTGCGTAATCTCGCTTGCGTCGGTCTATTTCTATGTCCTTATCCGTGATGCGCTGGCGCAAGTTTTCCGTCAGGTTTTGGTAATTTTTCACCTCCTGCTCTTTCCTGACCAAACTGTCCGTAGCCTTCTTGGCCACGTCAGTCCAGCGATGGGCATCGACTTTTGCGTCATCCCGATGTCGTTTCGTTTCCGCCAGTTCCACCTGATACGGATTCCACCCCATCAGGGCAAGCCATAAATTCCTTAGATAGCGTTTCAGTTTCATGGGTATTATATAATAGGTCCATCATTTTGTTCTTGTCACACTGACCGAGGCCGACGAATAGTCGGCCTTCACCTCAAAGCCCAAGTCTTCCTCGTTCTTCAGTTGGTTGGCCTGCACCCTTGCCGACGCAATTTTCTTCTTGTCCGCCAGCGTAAAGATGCGCGTCTGACCGACACGCATATCCCTCAGGTCTTTTCTTGTTACTCGTTCTTGCATTTTTTTGCTTTATTTATTAACACATATTATATTCAAAATACAGGAAAAAGCCTTACCTTTGCAGTGGAGATTTCAAAAATTAGCATCGGCGGCACTACGCTTTCCGCTGAAAGACGTACATTGTTGCGCCTACAGACCCTTCCTGTTTTCCCGACATAAAGAAACCTTAATTTATTTATTTCGGGATTGCAAAGATAAGAAGAATAAGTGAAAAGTGGTGCAAGCGAAAACAAGTATTAACATTTTTTAATATATTTACTGCTATGCAAACAAAAGAGAATGAAATTTTCAAGCAGATGCTTGATTGGATTTATGCCAACACCGAAGCTCACAACCAGGCAGATGTAGCCCGTCGTTCAGGACTATTTGAGGCTACCATCTCTCGAGTGTTAAATGGCAGAATAAAAAAAGTGAAACAAGAAACACTAAGAAAAGTCAATTCGGCATTCGACAACGTGTTCAACCCAGCATGGCTTCGTGGCGACAGTGACGTGATGCTCACAGCAGATTTGCAACCCTCAACAACACATTCCGACACCGACGCACCAGCTGGCTTTCCCAATATGGTAAACTCACCAGACCTTTCAAGCCTTGTCAACGCCGCCCTCGCCGCAAAAGAAGAAACCATAGAATCGCTAAAGCGTGAACTGACCACAAAAGACGAAACCGTAACTGCACTTCGCGACCAGCTTGCTGACAAGGAGCGCTATATCCTTGCTCTTCAGCAGCAACTCCGTGAACTCCACACGCAGGAGCACCCCCAAAAAGAAATCTCACATGGCTGCTCCTACCACATGGGAGTTGCTGAACCTGAATAATCCAAGCCCAACAATAAAACAAAACCCCTCGCCATGAAGCCAGGGGGTTCTGTTTGGGGTCGTGGCTACCTTGCGATACCTCTGCCCTTGACCGAACATTCAAGAGACTTTATCTTGCAGATAAATTCCTTTGGGGACAGGACACAAAAAAGTCCCCGACCTGCACGTAAAGCTCTCTTACCTTCTTACACGCTATCTGCCAATCGCAGATGGTCGGGGGCTATAATCCTCGTTCATCCACGATTGGCAGATTATTTTGTCAGCGTGTAGGTAAGAGATTGCAAATGTAGTTATTATTTTTCAAAAGAGAGCTATGATACGTGCAGAAATTATTGAATTTAACAAAGAATTGCTTCAAAAGCTGAAGTATTCGGGCGTAAAACTGGAAGATTACAAGTATTGTGACTTGTATCGAGACTATGTTGAAATGTCGCGCACAGAGCGGAATAGAAAGGTAATCTTCTTGACACTATCTCAGCGTTATGGAATCAGCGACAGACAGGTGTACAACATTGTAAACCATCTCAAAACTCCTGTATAGCAGCATGTTGAAACGGGTGTTTCGGGGATGAAGTGTTGTCTTCGTGTGCTTTCATGTAATTGTCTTTGTGTCAGTGGAATGAGTGCGTAATTTTGCCGTCGGGTTCTTCAATAAGGCCCGCGAGATTATTCACATTTTTACCCACAACACAAACACATCACAATTATGAGTGACATGAAAGTATTTTCCATTCCCGACACGAACGGCGGTAATGGAGGCGGCGCTTTCGGTAACGGTGTCGTGCCCTTCATGCTCGGTGCAGCCATGAATGGCGGCATGGGAGGCTTCGGAGGTTTCGGAGGCGGCTATGGTTGGAATGCCATGAACATGAACAACATCACCGAGTTGTTCGCAATGGGCATTCTCGCTCGCATGTTCGGCTGGTATGGCAATGGTGACGGCATGGGCGGCGGCAGCGGTGCAGCCTTCCTCTCCAGTCAAATCAACGGCAACAATGGCCGCGACCTGATTATGCAGGCTGTGACCAGTCAGGGCGAACAAAGCCGCACGGCTACACAAACCCTCTCGACGATGCTCGGCCAGGACTTCAACCTCGTCAACAGCGGCATCCAGCTCATCCAGTCTTCGCTCGCTTCAATCGCTGCACAGCAGGGCATGACTCCGCTGCAAATCATCAACGCCATCCAGAGCGGCAACGCTGCCCTAAGCCAGCAACTCTGTCAATGTTGCTGCGACAACAAGTATGCTATCGCGCAGCAGACCAGCGAACTGCAGCAAGGCATGAACAGCGGTTTCAACGGCGTACAGATGGGTCTGAATCAGGGCTTCAACGGCGTAGAGCGCGGCCTCTCCGGCATCCAGACGCAGATGGCGCTCAACGCAGGCAAGGACGAACTCGCCACCTGCCAGCAAACCTACGCCCTCACCGATGGTGCCAACCGCAACACGCAGGCTGTCCTCGCCAAGCTCGATGCCATGCAGACTCAGGCGCTACAGGACAAACTCGATGCCGCGCGTGAGAAGAACACGCAGTTGGCAGGCGAAATCTCCCAACTTAACCAGAACCAGTACATCGCCGGTGTGGTGGGTCAGACAATGGCTCCGGTCAACGCACAACTCGCCGCACTCAACAAGGAGGTTGACGACATCAAGTGCAAGCTGCCTAATACCGTCAACGTGCAGTACCCGAACCTCGTGGCCGTCAACGCTACGCCCTATGTCAGCGGAGGCATCTACCCCAACGGCATGTTCGGCGGATACCCCGGCGGCTACGGTAATTTCGGTTTCTAAGAAAGGAGGAATGAGCTATGGGATGTTATGCTAATATACCAACCAATATCAACGGGATCCCCTACCTGCGCACGAGCAACACTACCGTAGGCACTGCGACGGTTGACCTCGCTCTCGGTTCGTATCGCCGTCCGCTTCCTCCCGTTGGCTACTTCACGGTGCGTATCGCCGATGCCATCCCGACGGGCACGACACCAACGCTGCCCGTCACCTTGACGCGGAACGGTACGACCCGTGCGCTCACCCTCTTCGATGGAACTGCAGTAACCGTGGCAGACCTCATCGGCGGCACTGGAGTCTTCCTCGTATTCAACGATGCGGAGAACGGCATCCTCCAGCTGATGAGTCGCACCGTGGTCTGACAGCCACTGTGCCCGTCGCATCAGCGGCGGGATAGTATTAACAAACAAAAAGCAATAACAAATGGATTTCCAAAGCCTAAAACAAGGCTCGCCCATCTACATCCTTCAGGAGGGTGGCACCGAACCGCAACTCACCATCGCAACGGTGGTGAACAAACCCGAACCCAAGCCCATGTACATGACGCAGACACCTGGAGCAACCCCTGGCATCTATGCCGGCACCAACATGATGCAACCCGTCGTGGAGGTAGTTGCCCGCGTAGGTAATGAGGACATTCCGTTCTCGAACCTGACTCCAACCGCTTCATCTGCCACATACAACAACGGGCAGACCACCATCAGTTGCACTACCGAGGGAATGTTGCCTGCCGTCGATTCCATGATGCAGAAGAGCCGTAAGCACATCGAGGAAAACCCCTATCACGAGGCAGTGCTGGTGAAAGGAAAGGAGTTCCTGATGTCGCTTAATCCCCGCTATAAGGAGGAGGAAGAGCAGAAGCAGGACATCGCCAACCTGAAGGGTCAGATGGGTGACGTGGTGAACACGATGAACACCATGATGTCCATGATGCAGGATCTGAACAAAAAGATTTCAGGCTCCTCATCAAAAGGCAAACGGGAATCCGACTAAACACCCCTTACGACTATGATTTTCGGTATAGAATTTCGCGACGAGCACGACAAGCAGGAACTCGTCGAGAAGGCACAGGCTGCCAAGGAAGCGGTTTGTGACCTCTGGGAGAAGATGGCCGAACACATGCCCGAGCTTCAGCAACTGCAGGAGCGTGGTGGCCGCTATCGTGGCGGCTACGGCATGGGCTGGAATGGTAACGTAGGCTATCGCAACTACGGCGGTGGCATGAACTACGGCGGCGGCAACTACCGCGAAGGCGGCATGTACCGCGAGAACCCGGCTTACACCGGCTACGGTGACCGTCGCGGCTACTAAGCCCCAGCGGTTGAGCACCGTGCCCGGCGGTTCTCCGTCGGGCCTCTCCCTCCCCGGAGCGGGCGGCGCATCGCCGCCGCCCCCTCCACTTTTCTCAATCATCGTCATGTATGCTGCGATGACATCGCAGCCCAAATAAAACAACTATGGAAAATCTCCGCCAATACGACATCATGCCGGAACCGCTGCGCAAGTACCTTGCTCAGTACGGCCACCACTTTTCAAAGCCACTCTGCGACTACGCCGTGTCCCTTATGAAGAAAGCAGGACCAGACGGGAAACCGCAAGCCATCACGCCAATGACGCGCGAGGAAGTAGAGAACCTCCTCAAAACAAACGGCGTAGAGTTGAAAAACAACGTCCTCTACGACCACGTGTTTGTCGCCAATATGGTAAAGTCCGACCAACTCGGCTCCAGCGTCCCAGATGCCAAGCATCACGCCCTCGCCATCCGCGACTACATAGATGACATCGACAAGGCCGAAGGCTATCTCTTCGACCGCTGGATGTCCGACCTTTGCGGCCTCGGCCCAAAATATATCCCTTATTGGGAAGACATGATATAGATTTACGATTTGACGATTTACAAATTACCAACCGCAAGTAAATCGTCAAATAATCAAATCGTAAATAAATAGTAAATTGCAAATTGGCAAATCGTAAATGATAAGGGATTATCTCGACATAGACTCCCACTGGGGCATCCTCGCTTATTACGATGCCACCCCTTCCGACTTCTCACAGCTCGGCCCCATTCTCCGTGAGTTCGGTTGTCCTGAGCAGGAAATCGAAAAAGCATGGCACACCCTCCACCGTCCCAACAAAGCCTTCGTGTGGAACGCGCCCTGGACACGCATGTCTGTCATGGTCGTCTCGCCCGTCACTCATCCTGCTCAGTTCCTCAACAGCTTCATGCACGAGACCGATCACCTGCAGGATGCCATTCTCTCCTATTACCGCGTTCCGCAAGGTACTGAGGATGCCGCCTACCTTCAAGGCTACATCGGGCAGATAGCCTATGATGCCATCTTGCCCTTGCTATGCCCTTAGTGCGCTTTGCGGTGTCCCCACAAAGATTCCCTGCCCTTGATTTTTTCCCTGTATTTTGCGATTTTGTCGCAAAAAAGATATGAACAACTGCAAAGAATTTATCCTCGATGACGTGATGGCTATCACCGCCATCCCCGTCACCGATTTCTTCCCCAGCACAGCCACCTGGCAACTTACGCCCACCATAGAAGCCGACCTCTTCTCCCCTAACCTCACCAACGCAATCACCATCGGCCTTCAAGCCGCCACGACTGGCGCCACACTCATCCCCATCATGCGCAAGACAGGCAAAGCCAAGGATGACGAGTCTGACAGTACCGCAGGCCGCCTCCATACCGTCACCGTCACATGCGAAGCCGACGACCGCGACCTGTCCGTATGGAACGACCTTCTCTCCCTGGAGCGCACAACATCCCACCTCCTTCTCACCTTCCGCGACCAGAGCCGCGCTTTCGTCCAAGCCACTGAGGACACCTACCTCTGTAACGTAGAACGCGACGGAAGCAAAACCTCCGTCGCATTCCAGGTGCAAAACATCATGGGCATCCAGATGATAGTGTAACCACTGCGCTTGCGATTTTTCACTCTTCACTTCCCTTTCAGCCAACACAACAGCTTTTCGCACTCCGCAACCACTCTCCGCAGGAGAGCCCCCAAAAAGACTTTTCACGTGGCTATTCCTACCCCTTGGGAGTTGCTGAACGGGGACAAAACGCAGCCGAGCCCTAAAACAAAAACCGCCCCTCGCTATCACAGCGAAGGACGGCAAAACTCAAAATCACTATAGTTATGAAAACTATGGTGTGCTTTCACGCGCACACGCACGTTATGTATATAGGTAATGTCATTGATTATATGGTGTCACCTTCATGTCGAAATCCGTTCCGTTGTACCTTTCGACCACAAATCGCACGTAACCCTTCCCCGATTTTAAGTACTTTATGATTTTGCGGATGTCCTTTCGCCCGAACATATAGTAATCGGCGGTCGCTATGTATTGCCCCATGTGATTATCCTCTGGCAGGAGATGCACTGTCACCATTTTCTGCATATTCCCTTGTTCGTCGTAAAATCCTGCCTTGACCGGAACAAATACAGAACCAGAAGAAACCCACGTCCTGAACATTCCTTTCTCGGTGATAAGCCGGAAATCCGCTTTATCCCAGTCCCAGATAACCATAGAGCCAACTCCTGCGACATCATAAATATACACATCCTTGGCTTCCTGCCCCTTCATAGGGTCCCTGTGCGCTTGCTGTCAGCACCGCTAACAGCATCAGCGCGATTGTCAATAACTTCTTCATAGTTGTTTCAGATTTTATTTGTCATTATTCATTTTTTACGACCCAAAGCAGACCGTTGCCAACTCATTGGGATGTACGTCCAGTTGCTCAAATAGTTTCATAGTCGTTATTTGTTTTAGTGATACATTTTTCCTACAATCCCGTCGTTAAGGTCCTGCCAGATTTTTACCTCGCGCTCATCTTCACGGGTCAAAGAATTAAACTCAATGCCGTCGATGCTGTAGAACATAGCCTTGTCACCAATGCCATACCCGGACATACGGATGCGCAGACTGTTGCTTGGGAGCTTGGGACAATCCGTCTTATAGATGGTCAATCTATTTCGACTTTGCCAATGCCCTTTCATTATTCCTACATACACACTGCCGTCGTATGGTTTTAATCCACACTCTTGATAGTATGTTTCCAGAAATTGCCTTATTCCTTCCTCCGTAATCGCATCGCGATTATTCAGTAAGGCAATCAGTTTATCTTTGAGCTTTCCCATAATACTTTCTTGCTATTATTCGTTTTATTCGTTCAATTTATACTGCACTCAAATTCCCGTAACACTGCACACAAATTTCTGTTTGCGTGCAGTGTTACGGAATTTTCATTCGCGCCTCACTTCCCCTTCAGCCACGCCAATAGCAGGATGATGGCCAGAATCCAGTTCTCGCCCGTGCTGTCCTCGCCGCCGGCGGAGCAGGATGCCACACAGAGGATAACGAGGAAGATGACTACACACAGACTGATGATACTTTCTTTCATAGTTGTTATGGTTTTACCAGTGTTTTACCAATTTGCCAATCTCGTCATAGAGGTCCATGCAGATGAGTACGGGCACCGCATCGGATACATGCTCAGCCGCCGCAATAGCCTCTTGGTCATTCTGCGCCTCTATGGTTCTCTCCACCGACATCGGTGCCAGTTCAGAGAGCATGGATAGTTTGTAGGTCATAATCAGAAGATTCTCAAAGCTCCGCTCGGACACCATGCCGTACCATACTGCCGGTCAATTTCGGCAAGGTACTTCTCGATGTCCGAGTTCAGTTGCTCCAGTTCATCATAGATGCGGGAGTATTCCTCGTTCCACTTCTCCTGCCATTCATCGGTGCCCGACTCCGGCCAGTCTTCAATCTCCAGCAGCTCGTCGATGTCGTCGATGTCGATATAGTCGCCATCGCCCGTCGGGATGCAGGGGACTGGCGTCAGTCCGCTTTCCTTGATGGCAGCATTAGCCACCACCAGTTGCGCCTTGATGCGCAGGTCATCGGAGCGCGTCACGGCGTCCATGTTTGTGTGCAGTTCGTGACGCAGACGGCACAGGTCGGAGATGAGTCCCGCCTGTTCCTCCGTCATCCCGTGCTCAACGGCCACCGCCTCATTGTCGGCATTCCTACGCTCCGCACTCTCGCGGCGATAAGCGTATTGTTCCTTATTCAAGTATGCCATAACAAGTCCTCCTTTCTTTTAGATTTCACCATTGCGTTTCCACTCTTCCCACTTCTCCACGCTGTATCCATCGTCGGTCTTTACGCCGAGGAAGGTGCAGTCGTAGCCCTTGGAGGTCATTTCTGCACATGATTGCAACACACCCCAGTCACCACGGTGTCTCATACGGCTCGTTTCAAGTTCTTCGGGGTGTTCCCTGATGTAGTTGCGAGCCTTGTCATAGGCATCAGCCCCACTGTTGGCAATCACATTGCCCTCGAAGGTAGTGTCCTCAAAATAGTCGTTGCCATGACTGGCGAATACATATGGCTCCATGAGTTCTGCCATGCGGCGCTGCTTGGCTTCCTCTGCCAGTCGCAGACGCTCCTTACGCGCTGCCTCGCGACGCTCGTTGTAGATGCGTTCATGCTCCTCGATAGTGTCGGCCAGGGCCGGATGGAAAACAATATCCCACGCTCCGCAGCCGGTGGTGCGGAAGCCGGCGTAGGTGCGAGGCACACCTCTGGGATCGGTGCCGAAGCCGTCGCGGAACAGGTCGCGGATTTTCTCTGCCGTCCGCTCGTTCACCACGATGCAGTCCGTCGATGTCTTCCTGCCGTAGGTCTTCCAGGTGTTGATGACTGCAATAGCCTCTTCTGCTGTGTGTGCTATTGCCTTGTAGGGAATGTAGGTGTTCCCGTTGTTGGCACGTCCGCCATAGGTAATGCAAAATACGTTTGCCATAATGTTTAACTGTTTAACCGATCAGTCCGGGGTCTTAAACTGTGATTACTTGTTGTAGCGTTTGCAAATTTCGTGTTTTATCTCGATATAGACAAGCGCTTTGACGTTTTATTTGCCATTCTGTGTTGCAGAACATATTCTAAGCCCTCCTGCTGGAGGTCATTCTCCTGTTATTGACTACAGCCAACAGATACAATGCCCCAAACAGGGCCGTTATCATACACATTTCCATGATGTCATTCATAGGTCTCATTTTTTAATTCATAATTCATAATGCACAATGCACAATTATTCAGCATGTTTCACAATCTTCAGCCCGGCGGGGTAGAACGTGTCGAAGCCGTCGAAGGCTTCCTCCGTGTCCTCGAAGGTGAAGTCATAGAGTGTGCCGTCCTCGTCCTCCACGAGGATTTCGGCTTCCGGCTCCAGCTCCGCTGCGCGTTCCTGAAGGCGGTCGATGAATTTGTAGATGTTCATACTTTCATGGGTTTAATTGTTCCGTTGTTGATATTCTCATACACATTTTCCGGCCATACAAAGCGCCCGGACTGGCTGGGAAGAACAAGCAGGAAATAAGCTGTCCAATACTCATCCGTCGGGGCTTTCGCCTCAATCTTTTGGATATGCACTTCATTGCCGATACGGGCGAAATGTTCACAGAAGCGAGGCTGCTCCTTCCAACGACGCTCGCAGTAGCGGTTCAGGGCATCCCATCCCTTGATGACTGCGTGAAATTTTGGGTTAAAGTCCATAGCCAATTTTACTATTTAATGATTTCAATATCCTTGATGTAATCAATCCTACCGTCAATATAATTTACTTGAACGCTCAGGTTCTCGTCCGTAGGGCGATTGTCTGCGTCAATGTTACCCCAAACGGAAACCCCGTAGTTCAAATTATCAGGTAAGTTCTTCATTTGCTCCTGGAGCAAAGAACTTGAAATAAAGTTTGTCTTTAATCTTTCCCATAAGTTTTCACTTAATCAATTTTACTGTTCCTTCACTGATTTCCCTTTTCACCATCGTGGCGATGTCGTTGTGCCAGCATAGACCCGTGTCGCGGTTGGTGGGCATAGTCATCAGGAAATACTCTGTGTATCCGTCGTCAGTAGGTGACTTCTCATAGAAGCGTTCCACCGTCACGTCCTCGATATGTGCGAAGCTCTCGCAGAACCTCGCCCGCTGTTTCCATCTCCGCTTGCAGTAAGCGTCAAACGCTTGCTCGCCGCGAATTACTCCGTAAGTCAGTTGTGCCATAGTCTTTTCTTGTTTACTTTCCTTTCAGCCAGCAAAGCAGAAGGAGAATTGCAATAAACCAGTTTTCTGTCATGCGATATTTCTTTTAACGGTTAAAAACTCAATGTTTGCTTCTCTCACACAGCGGCGACGTGCCTTGTAGCCGTTGCTCTTCAGCAGGCGCATCTGTTTGCCTCCGCCTTTTCCTGCGGCACGGCTTCGGCATAGTCTATGCCGTTCCATTCCTTCCATTCGCCGTCCACTTGTACGTCGATGGTGTAGATTTTACTTTTCATTCTTCACTTTTAACTTTTCACTTTTCACTATACTTATCCCGTTCCGTCGGGCTTTCTCATAGAAATTCTGTCGCACCTCGTCGGTAGGAAGCCATGCGAGTGTGCGTTGCTCCCTACCATCGGGTGACATAAGTGTAAGTCCGTAAACCCCATCCATAATCCATCACTTTACACCGCATTTCATTGCGGCAAGGATCATAATGATTGCAAGAATCCAATTTTCAACCATAGTTCTTCTTCTTTTTAAAAGTTAAACATTTACAGTTCAAGATTGCACCGTGTATCGTCGCACCAGTTCGTAAGGTCGTCAGACGCTTCCTGCAGGTTATTCGCGGCCTCCTGTATAGACATGGCACGTTCGCTTTCATTCAGATTGTCCGGTATGTTATCATACTTCTCCTGTTCTTCTTCGGCCATCTCTTGTATTTCTCTCTCAACCTGTGCTGCCATATCCTCGATAATATACTGTGCAGCCTGGTGCTCTCTATTTATGTTATCCATAATCGTTTTATTCTTTTTTTAGCTTAACGTGTAACACTTTCCTCATTCTGTCATGCAGTTTGTAACCCGTGTGAAAGTCATTATCTGCACGCCTTGCGCAATCCTTCCACTTGTCAAGAAGCCTGTCCAGAAGAAGAAGTTCACTCAAATCCTCAATAATAAGTTTTTCTTCCATAGTCTTAAATTTAGTGGGTTAGTTGTAAGCAGATGTCATATAGGTCGTCGGCCGTTAATTTCTCAACGGCAACCAGCTCGTTATCACAATCATCAAACATGAAAAGAAGATTTTTGTCCTCGTTGTACTTGATAACACGTAGTTCATTGCCAAACTCTATGCGGTCGTAATACTCGATACTACCTTTCGCCTCCACTACATCTGTAATAGCGGTGATCATTTTTTCGCGTGCTTTGGAGAGTAAGTCATAACCCTCTTTGATTAAGTCTTGTGTCATAGCCGCTGTGATTGTAAATACTCGGCCAACTTAGCCATATTATTTCCATCAAGATCGGGCAACCAATACAACACGTCAAAGTTGTAGCCCTCCAATTTGTTGTACAGGTGCGTACCAACTTGTCCGAATATCTGTCGGAACAAATCCTCGTTATCACGCACCTTGCGAGAGAAGAAATAAAGGTTTCTCAGCACCTTTGAACAAATTTCTGTCTGAGTCATAATCTTTATTGTTTATAGTTTATTTCCGTTTCTGTCATACAGACGAATAGGATTACCATTATTGTCGTGTAAGCTACCGTCTGGCTCCACTACAACGATTGGTGGAAGGAAACCATACCTCCTACTTATTTCGATTTGCTTACCAAAGGTCAGTTGCTTTGCCTCTATTACAGCTTCTTCGAGAGTGACACAATAGTGCATCTTTCTCGATGTCCTTCTCCATGTTTTTCCATCAGACAACTTCATTTCCCGACCTCCATTGTCTAAAAAAAAGTAATTCCATGCCATAATCGTTTTTGTTATTGGTTAATTCTCTCTCCTGTCCTACGGTCGATGTAGCACTCACAAATGGTGTCGAAAGGTCCCGCATCACGCTCTTTATGTGAACAATAGTAACTGTGGTAGCCAGTACATCCAAAGTGTTGACAATCCTCGCAAGTTGCTTTGACACCAGAGAAAAATGTTGGCTTATTCATAGTCGTTTTTGTTTTAGTGGGCTTCGCCCAGAAATTATACAAAATCTTTTCAAAATCTCACATTCAATCCAGGATAGAGAAGCAGTATTTCTCTTTATCCCGTGTGGTATAGTGGAAGTGAAGCGTATCGTGGGTCACTTGCCTGATGCCGTTGCGTGTGCAGTGCCCGAAGGACAATTCTATATTTGTCACCTGCGAAAGCGGAACGTAACAGTTCTCATCAAACACCTTCGCTTTCCTTGCCGCTGTCTTCCAGTCGCCCGTGAAGGCGGCAATCTGTTGTTGAATTTGTTTACGTGTCATAGTTTATGCCGTTTGTAATTTTTCCATTAGTAGTCGCTTAAAGCCAAGGTCATTGCCGAAGAGTTTAGTGATAGTGCCAAGGTTATCTATAATGTCATCCACATATCCCGTTCCGATATATGGGTGTTCTGGAGTCAGTTTCTTTACCAGCCCTTTGGCGGTGTAGGTGCCGCGTAGCCGTCCGACTTCCTCAGCATGTCGTAGGTCTATCTTGTAGAGAAACACACTCTCACCGTCTCTCTTTCTTACACCATCGTACACGCTATCATAGCAGCGTTTCACACAGAAGAAACTGGCGATAATGTTCCACTCGCTTCTCGTTGCCTTCACTTTAATTGTCGATTCCATAGTTCTTTAGTTTTTTTGTCCCACGGAAACAACAGAAATAACAGAAACAATTTCCGTCCTTCCCGTGGAAAATTATACAAAATCTTTTCAAAATCTCACAGGGCATTAAGCCACTTTCTCGAAGAAATCGCGCCAGTCGTCAACGCCTTTGCCCTTGTCCTGATAGATAGGCCATGCGTGGTTTGCGTTTCCGCTCTCGTTGGTAATAAAACCCAAGGAATAAACATGTTCCCGTTCGGAACGGTACACCATATCCTTGCGGTACGCCATTGTTCCATCACTGTATTTCACATCCTTCTTACAGCGGAATAGGTCGCCCTTGTCGATGCGGGGAATAAGTTTCGATGGAGACTGCTGCCAACCGTCGCCCTTCTTGGGCAGTGTCCAGCCCTTTGTCTTGGCAACTTCGGCATTGAACTTATACCACACGTCCTCGTCCAGGAACTCGAAGTGCATAGTGCCCTTCTTGAACGCCTTGCAGCGGAAGAAGCCCCAGATAAACCAAGTGTTCCATGCGGCACGCCGGCCACCATAACCACCTGGCAGTGAAGAAATCTCGTTGTAGTCGCGCCCAGTCAGATAGCACAACGCCTTGCAGACATCGCACATCTTCTCTACACTGGAACCGCTGACTTTCACATACTCGCGCCCTACCCTCTTTTTCGCCATGCTCCATGCCGAAGTCCCCGTATATTCCCCGTCGTAGCCGTCGCACATACAGGGAATGATAAACTTGCGGTTGACCATGTAGTTCGCATTCGTCTTCCATGTCTCGCCAGCCGTGGAGTTCTCAGCACTGAAAGAACAGATGTGCTCGAAGGCCTCAATCAGCGCTTTGTGCATCCGCTGCCCGTGAGTCTGCACAATCATGTCGAGCACCCTGTAGATGTTACCCATCGTGAAAGGTACGTTCACCTGTTTCTCCACAAAGCGGTTCATCTGCTCACGCAGCGATTGTGTCTCATACTTCCCCATCTTCAGCATCTGGAAGATGGTGCGCCAATAGTATTTCTTCAGTTCCTTCTTGTACTCCTCGCGAGAGACGGTAGTTGCACGACCATCACGAGACTCTACGGCACGAAACTCAATAGGTGGTGTATCATGCTTTCCATCCGTTGCCCGTGCCGTATCATTGATGCGCTGCGTCATCTCCATCACCTCGTTAAACATCTTCACGGCACTCATGTAGCGGTTCACCATTTCGCGTACAACATTGTGCTGTACCAGACCTTCGGTATCATTCATGTTCAGCACGTCCTCGTCCTGCTGGCTGAACATATAGTCCTGCCATTCCTCTTCGCCTGTGCCCTCCTTATAGAGCTTTACCAGCGCCACCTTCACGCTCGTCTTGCGCTCGGCGGTCTCAAACACCTTGCCCAGACACTCCGTGTAGCCATAGAGCTGTATGTTTTCGTACAGGATTTTGTTGCGGTTGTAGCTGTGATATTCACTCACACTGTCATCGTTGCATAGTGCAATCACTACACATCCCGGAGGTGCAATCTCGAAAGCGTGAAGGATATGCTCGGCGCCCTTCGAGAAAGGCGGATTCATCACAATCATATCCACGTGACTCACCTGCTCGCTCGTTACCGTCAGGAAGTCGTCAGCCACCAGCCGACACTTGTCAGCCAATAGTTTCCTACAATGCGGGTCGTTCTCGCAGGCAATCACCTCCGCCGCACCGTTCTCCTTCAGCCAGTCAACGATGTTGCCACTGCCAGCACTCGGTTCCAGAATGATTTTGCCAGCCACGTCTTCGCCCATCATCATCTGCTCGATAACCTCCTTGGGCGTAGGATAGAAATCGGGGTTATTCGTAAATAAGTTCATAGTAATTTTTGAGTTTTGGTGTTAGTCTGTTTAATCCGTTGTTCACTCCGCCATGCGCCAGCGGACGTTCTTGTTAGGGTCGGCCCCTCGCTCACAGGCGATGGCAAAGGCATCGTCGAGGTTGTCGCGGAAGGGCTTCGCAGGGTCAATCGTATGCTCCAGTGTGCGCACCTCGAAGGTGGTCTTGCAGTAGTTCCCCAGCCCGTACTCGCGGCGGGGCACCTGATAGCGCAGAATGATGTGTGCCATAGTGATTTCTGTTAAATCTGTGTTAATAATATAGCAGGCTTCCGTTGCTCAGTTCTTCCACTTTTCCGCCATAGGTAGCAAGGAAGTACGCTGCACCGCAAGCGTTGAGCATCCGGCGGGCCACGCCCGTCCAGTTGCCGCGCTTCACAAGATTAGTGGCGCCGCGCAGCGTCATGCCAATGCCAGCAAGCACGTCTATCCAGGTGTCTTTGGATGCCGCGTTCTCGCACTCGCTCCCGTATTCGTCAATCCAGCGCAGCACATAGCGGCGTGCGGCTTGCTCCGACTTGAAGATATATCCGTCAAAACCGTGGCAATCCTGGAAATGATTAGGACTGCGCCATTCAAAAGGCTTCTGCCCGTAGGTGTCGGCAATATATGCCGTCACTTCTCGCTGAATAGTCTTTGTTATCACCATAGTGATTGAGTTTTTGTTCGATTTTGAATTAGATTTTGTTCGATTTCTGGGCGAAGCACCCCCATTACCCTACGCCGCCGCTGGCAGAGGGTAGAACTTACGTTGGCAGTAGTCGCTACCCTTATAGAGTTCGTCCTGCGAGTTAAAGCCTACGCCGTGGAAGATATAGTCCACTTCCTGCACAGCTCCTGCCGTCCATACGGGCACGCCTTTCTTACTCTCCATATCCTTGCGGACGGCATCGGCACTCTCACTCATATACAACCACAGCCCCGTCTCGATGTGGTCAAACACGCGGTCGCCCACCTTCAGGCGTAGTCCCCACCATATCTGTCCGCAACTGCCACCGTCCTCTTCCACAAATCCGAGGATGTCATAGCCCTTCACGCCGTGCTCCTGCGAGAGCCGTGCATCGGATGCCTGCCACTCGCGCAGCACCTCCATGACGGCACGTTGGTGCTCGGCACTGCGGCAACGCTTCAGCCCCTCCACCGCCTCTGTCAAACGGCTTTTGAATCCGTACATACCATTGTTGACAAACATTTCCTGCCCGTCCTCCCATCGCAGGGAATAGTCCGTCGTACCGGCCCACTTGCCTGTACAGGGGCTGCCAACCTTTGTCCATGACTTGTGGCCCATCAGGGCACACATCTCGTCGCACAATGCTTTTGTTTCCTTATCCATAGTGATTTCAGTTTTGTTAGATTCTGAATTAGATTTTGTTCGATTTCTGGGCGAAGCCCATCCCTTATGCGGCGTCGAGCACCGCCTGCAACTGGTCCAGCGTGACCACGGGGATGCCCATAGCCTTCGCTTTTTGTAGTTTGGCCGGTCCCACTCCCCTGCCCGGCACGTTGGCGGTGCCGATGCAGAGGTAGTCCGTCTTGCGGCTCAGTTCCGAGCAAACCTTGTGTCCGCTGTGCGCAATCATCGAGCGCACGGCCTGACGGCCATAGCCGTCGATGGCTGATGTGTTGAAGCAGCCAGTGATAACGATGTTCATAATTTGAGAGTTGAGAGTTGAGAATCCTTGTTGGCCATGTCGGCGATAACGTCCAGCTCGGCCAACAGGTCGCGCAGCAGCTCCTTGTGGTGCCATACGTTGCAGAGCGCCACGTCGCGGCACTCCACGCTATCATCTTCGTCCTTGAACTCAGCACAGAAGCTCAGTGACTCCTCATAGTGCCCGTAGAACTCGCCGCCAGGGTCGTTGCAGTCGATGTCGGGGTCATAGCCGATGCAGAACAGGCGTCCCTTGGGGAATGTGTCGTGGTCCTCGTCCGTGATGCTGTGTTCCATATTTAGGGCGCAGTCCTTCAGGATGATGGCAAATACATCGTGGTCGTCGATGCGCCAGCACAGCCCCTTCAGTTCGCGTCCCTTGCACGCTCCATAGTGGTGATAGGTCTGCATGACGCTGTAGAGCGCGGCCAACAGTTCGTTCAGGCTCATGTGCTCATACTTCATCTTGGCACGGTCGTGCTCTGCCAACCGTCTGCCGCCCATAATCTGCACGGGCAGCAGATGTGCCAGCAGGTCGTTCTCTATCACGGCGTCGGTAAAGCGCTGCTCACCCTGCAATTCCTTCATAGCGTCACAAACCGCACCCAGCAGTTTGTTGTTGGCCTCGATAGAGAGGCGATTAAAATCTTTCTGCTCCATAATTATCAAGAATTAGAGAATTTGAGAATTATTTTCTGTGTTATCTGTGTGCGCTTATCCCTCGAAGTCAATCAGCAGCACGATGTCGTCCAAGTCGCACTCTTCTTCCCACCACCCTTCCGGGAGGTCGTGGTCCATGCCGTACTCACCAAGCAGGTCGGTAATCTTGCCGTCGTCGATGCCGTAGGCAGGGTTCATGTGCTGCTTGAAGTTCTTATCCACCTTGGCGCAGATGATAGCCTTGTCCTCCGGCTCCAGTTGTTCGTTGATGTACGCCACTGCCTTGCGCATGTCCGCGCTGTACTCGGCATAGACATCCTGTGCGGGGTCGTCCGCAGGTGTCGTGTCGGCGGGGTCGGCAGGCTCGTCCGACTCCGGCTCGCTGAACGCGCTCAGCATATCGTCGCAGAAGAAGTTCAGCAGGTGGCGTTGCTTATCGTCGAGCGCGACCCCGCCACTAATAGCCTCCAGCAGCGGCTTATAGTGTACCTCGAAGTAAGACATGAAGTCGGCAAACGCATCGAAGTGCCCGACCTTAATCTGTGTGCCGCTCTCTTCCATCTGGCGTGCGGCCTGTGCCAATGTCATTGTCTGTGTCATAGTCGTTTGGGGGCTTGGTTTTTGTTAAACTTTGTCATATCAATGTTATGCTGCCAGTTGTCGGAGCAGCGCTTCACGAAGTCGGTCGGCCAATGTCGGTGGAACAATAGCCTTGGGCCGTGAAACCCGCTTCACAACCGCCTTTTTCCTTGTTGCGGACGTCGAAGACATTTCCTCTGGCAATCGGCAATAGCGTTCTCCATCCTTATAGCCAAAGACCGTTTTGTTCATAAGGCTCTGGCAGGCATTAGCTTGACAGAACGCCTTGGCAATAGAGAAGATATCCGTCAACTTGTAGGAACAGTTAAAATCATTGAACACCAGCGACACTTCTCTCTTCACATAGTCGAAGTTGTTCATCCCGTCGATACTGTCTGCGAAGTATTCCCAGTGTTTGCAAAATCCCATATCCACCAGTGTATATCCTGGCTTCGTATTAGTACGGTTACGGCTTGTCAGGCCCTGAACTACGTCCGTCAGCCTAAACTCTCCCTCGTTGGGGTTACGTGTACAGAGTTCCCACATCCATGCACACTGCAGCAATAGCGACATGGCAATCTTTTTGTTGTCAATCTTTTCCATAAGGCTTTAGTTTTATGTGTTAATGCTTTTTTTTACTCTCATAGATGACAGCCTGCCGCTTATCGGCAGGGGTAGCCAGACGTGTGTCGAAGGGTTCCTGCCCTCGGCTCACCACCACCAGTTCGCCCCACAGGTCTGGGACGATACACAGCAGCGGGTCGTCCTTCAGCACCACCACCCTTCCGGCCAGCAGTGCCTCGTTGATAGCTTTCGTTGTCATAGGCTGGTTATAGTTGTTCGGATTACTCTGATTACTCTGATTACTCGGAGTATTCTGAGTATTCCGATGGTTGATAGTCTCTTAAAAAGAGCCGCCGCGCTTCACAGCGCAGCAGCCCGTTCACTCAAAAATTCAAAAGTTATGTTTAGCAACATAATAGTTCCCGCAGTGCCATCAAAGGCATAGGTCGGTGCCACTGCGGGATAGTTTCACGATGCAAAGATACTTCTTTTTCCGTGATTTCAGTGATTCCCGTGTAAGAATTTCATGCTGATAACACAACTTCCTTCTCCTTAATCTCTCCGTAAGTTCTGTTGGCGCAGTGGTCCTCGAAGAGGAAGTCATCATCGTTCTTATTGCTCACAACCTCGTCGTATTCCTCCGATGCGGTCAGCGTCTGCCATTCCTCTTCCAGACACTTGCGGGCTTCCTCTTCCGTTCCAAACACATTCACCGACAAGTTAAGTCCCCACTCGCAGTCGTTTAGGAACGTCACCACCCACACCGTCTGCTTCGGCTGCTTGGCCTTGGCGATAGTTTCCAGCGACTCTGCGATGTCGCCCAGCAGGTTTGGCACCCGCTCCATGAATCTTTGTTCCAATACTGTCATAGTCGTTTCTTATTTTAATAGTTTTGTTCCACATATCTGTCCACCGCTTGATGTAGCACGATAGCCGTCAGACGTTTCAGTTCCTTGCGCAGTTCCTCTTCACTTAGGTTAGCGTACTCGCCTGTGCTGGCTGCATCGCCCGGCTCTGCCTCGCCGTCGAGCAACTTGCAGATGTCGTCAATCCAGCCGAGATAGTCATTGCCGCCCTCCATAGGACAATAGTGCTCAATGAACGTCTGTTCGTCAAACTCCCACACCTCTTGCTTTGGTTTCTCTTCCAACTCGTACTTCTCCACCATCATCCCCTCGTATTCCTCCATGCGGTCCAGATAGCAGTCATCATCCTCGCCATACTTCTCCGTCAGCCACGCCTCCATGCGGCAGGCTTCGTCGATGACAGTCCCTGCCACTTCCAGCGCACCGCCGTCAGTCGCAGGGCTGTTATACAATCTCTGATAGAGGTCAGCGGCCAGCATCACCGCATTCTCCATCTGCTTCCGTGTGAATAATTCTTCTTTCATAGTTTGTTTCTTTGTTTTAGTTAGTCCACAATCCCGCCGCCGTAAAACTTATCGAAGCTCGACTTCAGTCCCTTGGCGTCTTCTTTCCATGCCTCATACTGTCTGCGCACCCTCTCGTCCGTTATCACCCACTCCGATGCCATCGGGCGGCGGAAGTTGCGATAGCCCGTATAGTTGTCGGCATAGTCGCGCAGCACCTGCTCCAGCGTCTCACCCACAATTTCTGTGTAGTTGCCGTGCTGGTCGTTCACGGTCAGGTGAACCTCCTTGTCGGTCTGCCAAAACAGCGGACGCCTCTGTGCCAGCCGTGCATTGACAGCTCCGTGCAGCGCATCGTCCATACGGTAGATGGTGCAGCCCTCCTTCAGCAGAGGGATAGTCACCTCCTCCAGCGGATGCCACCTTATAGCCTTGTATCCATCGTTCCAGTTAGGACTGCATCTGTCCTCGAACGATACCACATACAGCCGTCTGTCTTCCCTGCGCAGGCTAATGGCGTAATAGTAAGGCCAGTCGCGGCTATCCGTCTCGCCCAGCAGCTCCAGAGCTTGTTCCGTCAGGTGTCCCTTCTCAAACTGTATCACGGTCAGAAAGTGCATATCGTCGCCGTAGTTGCAGCGATATTCGCTCGGATAGTGCCCGTTTTCCCATTGCGGGTCCAGCTGTCTGTCGCCACCGTATAGGTCGTCAGCCATATCCAGCAAGTCCTTCTTACCATTCGTGCCGCCCTGCGCCAAGAAAGGCATGGCACCGGTCATTCTCTCCTTCTCATCCTTGGAGAGATAGTTCAGATAAATCTTTGTCTTATTTTCCATAGTTCGTTTCTTTAATCCGTTGTGATTACTTAAATCACAATGACATCCGGCGTAGCCGCTGATGGCGACTCCTTGATAATACTTTTCCACCTTGGCGACTTGAAAACGTCGAGGTCTTTTACCTCGTATTTCCGAGTGTAGCCACCCCATGCTCCCGCCTTGTCATCGTAGCCGAAATGAACATAGACCTTGCCGTTGTCATACTCCCTTACTTCAGCGTCGAAATCATACAGCCTTAGAGACTGATAACCCAAATCGCCGCCTATAGAATAGCCTGATTTCAGGCCCAGATCTTCGAGTATAGGCTTTAGTTTGCTACGGTTAAACCTTGCCTTTGTCCTGCTGACCATCATGTCAATATAGCTGCTTGCCATAGTTCATTTTGTTTTTTGTCCCACAGAAATGACGGAAATAGCGGAAATGATTTCTGCGTATATCTGCGATTTCTGCGGGACTGATTAAACTTTCTGTGTTATCTGTGTGACCTTCATGCCGCCTTAACGAGCAGAGCCTTGATGTCCTCCGGCACATCCTTTCCGGCCAGCACGTCGGCGAGCATAGCGGCTACGTCCTCCTTGGTGTAGCACTTCTTTGCCTGTTCGTCGGCGGCTTTTTGTGCGGCCTTCTCTGCCTTCTTCTCTGCCCACTGCGCTTTCTTCTCTTCCCACTTCGCTTTGCCGTCGCGCTGTGCTTGCTCGTATATAGCCATGCAAGCATCCTCGGCACGGTGCCATGCGTTCACGTCGGCGGTGTTGTAGGCTCCTGCCAGAGCCTTCGCTACGTCCATGTAGCGGACACCGAACAGCAGGATATAGACCTTCTCGCCGTTCAGGTCACGGCGATACGATGCGCTGACGTACTTGTGTCCGGCATCCTTGTGCGACTTCCAGCGCGGGTCGTCCTCGCCGCCGAAGCCGATGATCTGCGGAGCGGTGTCGCCGCGCTTGGTGCGGTAAGTGGAGAAAGTCACCTTCCTCAATCCGACGGAAGAATCGTCAGACACAGGGACGGCTTGCGGCTGAGGTGCCTCGCTGATAGGCTCAGCCTTCTTGCGCTTCAGCGTCACCTTCTTCTTGGGCGTCTCTTCTGCGACGGGTTCGGGTTTCACCTCCTCGAAGTCGGCATCCACGATGTCCTGTGCGGGTGTGGCGGGCACGATAGCCGTTGTGGGGGTCATCACTTGTGCGTTCTGCACGTTCTGGTTCTCGGACTGGTTGGAAAGATTCAGTTTCATAGTTTCCTGTGATTTTGAGTTATTATCGGTTGAGTTGTTTGTGGCGGTAGTCGTCAGCTCGTCGCTGCCACGGCGCACGAGTTTCTTAGGTGGTTCGGGCATGTCGCAGATAGCCACACGATGCCCAGCACGGATAATCTTCGGCAGATAGGTGTCGAGAGCGTGATAAGGGAATCCAGCCATGTAGCCCTCACCTTTAGGGCTGTCCGTCCGCTTGGTGAGCGTGATTCCCAACGCTTTGCTAACAGTCTTTGCGTCGTCCTCGTAGGTCTCGTAGAAATCTCCACAGCGAAAGAGAAGCACCGCATCGGGGTGCTTCTGCTTTAGGTCGTGGAACTGACGCAATATAGGAGTTAATTCTTGCTTTGCCATAGTGATTACGAATTATGAATTGATACCAAGCCCGAACACTTCATTCAGCGTCTGCACAAACGCCAGGTTCTGCGGCAGGATGTTCGGCATATCCGTCCGAGCCACCTTGTAGATAGTCGTAGCACCCTGATAGATGTCATAGACCGTCATCGGTCGGCCCTGCAAGGCGCGTTCTGTTTGAACGATGCACTGGTCGAGTCGGTTCAGCTGACTTGCATCCATCGGATAGATAGCGTAATTGCCCGTCACCTGAGAGCGAATAGCAGCGTCACGGCTGTTGTACTTTGCATACAAGTAGCGCAGATAACCCATCAGCATCAGCACATGCTCGTCCTTCAACTTATACTGCTGCATCCGTCGAAGCGCCTCCATATCGTCCGTGAAGCGATAGCCCTGCAACATCAGATAGACCATTTGCAGGAACTCCTGCGGGTCCACCTGCTTGCGCCCTCCGTAACTGCTCACGAGGTGCGAGGCACCGAGGATTGTCTGGTTACGGCAGGCGTGGCAGTGCGCACCGATAGCCACCTGCAAGCCCTGCTGGTTCGTAGCCACCACGATGTTCGCCACATGGGTGTCGGTGTGCAGATTCGACAGTTCGATATTACAGAACACGCGGTTGAACGTCGCCGCCTTGAACGGAATGTTGTCCGTTCCCGTCGCCTTCTGATAGGCATCCTTCAGCACGCGGTTGATAGCGATGCCGTTGCCCTGCGCCTTGTTCACGTTGTCGGCCACGAATAGGTCGGTGATACGGCACTGTCCGTGCAGCTCGTGCGCCATCTGCGCCACGTTCGTGATGAGCGTATCGGCGTTCATGCCGTTGATGATGTTGCCGTTGCGGTCCTCGATGTCCGAGCCTGCCCGCAGTTGTTCCAGGGTGATACCCCTCGACTTGCCCTCTTTGATAGGGGCAAACCATTCCGTGTTGTCCGAGATAGGTGCAATCAGCGCATTCTCGTCCGCACGACTCAGCAGCAAGTCCTCCAGCGGAATGTCGATAGGCTCGTAGGGCTTGTAGGTTGCTGCACTCAGATTGTTTCTCCTTGCCACGTTACGCCGTGGCATAGCGATAGCGGTTGTTGCCATAATGATTTTGAGTTTTGAATGAATTATGAATTTATGAATTGGAAAAGCCCGTCATGCCGATAGCACAGCCGTCCCCTACCCTATTCGTGATAGAAGTCGTAGAGTTTCGTGCGCCATCCGTCCTTACCGGTCTTGCACGACACGTCGCACAGGTCATCGCGGCGGAAGCGTGGTTGCGGTAGTCCGAGACCGCAGTTGAGCGTAAACACAGGTGCCAGCACCGTTCCGCCTTTTTTACTAAGATAGGTAGTGAAGGCGCGTCCGTGGGTCTCGTCCGCGTCCTGATGCCAACGGCGCGAGTCGCTTGAGAACCAGATATGGTCTGGCTTTTGCAAATGTCCCTCGTCATCCTCGTAATAGAGACTCTCATCCAGCAGGATTTCCATGCCGTGATACTTCTCGTAGGGTGTAGCCGGTACAGGGTCATACTTCGGTTTGTTAAACTCCTCCACAGCCCATGCTTCCAGCCGCTTGCAATAGTCTTCGATTTCCTCCTTCGTCATACAGGCTGCATCCTTGATGTCGTCGGGCAGCTTGCTGTAGAAGTCGCGCAGCGCACGCACCTGTCCCGGTATGCTCCCTGCCCACAGATAGCGAGGATGACCCTCGCGGCAGTCCATGCCCTCCGAGAAGAATCCTTCGCAGTCGCTCTTCAGCCGCGCCAGCATCATCAGCTCGAACTCGTAACGCTTACACAATTTATCGTGTTCCGTAGGCGGGTTAGTGAGGATGATGATGCCCGTCAGCGTAAAGTCAGGTTCGCCATCGGGGTCATCGCTCGGACATAGAATGTCCACGGAGTTTATCTTTCCGCTCTCCACGGCGGAAAAGTGGTCCACATAGTAGCGGCCTTTTTCGTCCTGATAGAGATTACCATCCATCCAGTGCTCTCCCACCCTCGTAAGGGTTAATGTTCCATTTATTTGTGCCATAGTCGTATCTATTTTTTTTGAAATTCGTGATAATTCGTGTTTACCCCCACTTGCAGCCCTCCGCGTCCGTCTGTTCCCAGGCGATAGCGTAGGCCACAGCGTCAGTCAGTCGTTTCATCGTGGCTTTCCACTCAGTGAACGTGTCTCGCAGTTCGTAGTACTCGATGTGGATATAGTCCTCGATGGCAGCGTTATAGTCGATGCACTGCAGCGTCTTGAATAACTGGGCATAGTTTACCACCTTGCCCATCCCGTAGAGCGCATCCAGTTGTTCCTTCGTCACGGGTTCGCACACCTCGCCGCCATAGCGCAGCCGATGCGCCTCGTTGTTGAAGAAGATGCACCGCTGTACGAATAGGCGCACGGCCTCGCTCAGGCGATCGTACTCATAGAGGTGGTTAGGGTTGTGGAAGGGTAGGCCCATAGCCGTGCCCATGTCGATAGTGTGTCTCCTCTCCGTGCGGATAGAAGGCGATTGCAGGGTCTTCAGCACACTACCCATGCTGACGTCCCGTAAAATCATTACGCTCATAACATTTGAATTTTTGATGGTTAGGTCAAAATGCCCCGATTTGTCACACACATTTAACAATTTTTTATGCGGCATCCTCCCAGCGTTCCACACCCTCGCAATAGTCGGCAAAGGCTTCGGGCGTGTCCGCGTCGTCGTCCCAGCCGATAGATTCGCCGTAGCCCTCGCAGAAGGAATAGACTTGGTTGGGGTCGATACCGAATTTGTTGTCATAGTCTCTCAGAAAGCATGAGCCGAGCACCACCTGCCCACGCAGGGCGCACAGCTCGTCGTGCGTCAGGTCCCAGATAGTGTTATACGGCTCGCAGTCCTCGCAATATACGCCGTACTCCTCTCCATCCTCGTTTCGTACATCCACATAAGCACGCCACGCATCGGGCTTGCAGAATCGCCCGTGTTTGTCCCGTGGTCGGCTCAGGATAGTCACCACGTTGTTTGTCGTGCTGATAGGGTTGCCCCACATATTGTAGTGGGTCTCGACGTGGCGCACCTTCGCGCCGCGCCGGAATGATAGTACGTTT